AACGATTACGTCGATGTGACGACTGATGATGAAAACGGCTGGCGGTCTCTGCTCGCCAGGCCGGGTATGCGTTCGGTCGAGGTGACGTCGGGCGGCATCACGCGCAATCAGGTTCTGCTGGCGGCAATCATGCAAGCCAACATGACCGGGACCGCACTGACTGTCGACCTCCCGACAACCACCGGGACGCTCGCAGGCACTTTCCTCGTATCTTCCTACGACGAGAAAGGCGAACATGATGGCGCGGTTGAGTTTACCGCAACCTTCATGTCGAGCGGGGCTGTGACCTTCACGCCCGGCGTCGTCAACTAATAAGGATAAAACAGATGAGAGAAATTGAAATCACTCTTGGCGGCCGCTCGTTCACTCTGGCCGCCAATTTCAAAACCAGCATGGAGATTGCCAAGCGTGTTGGCGATCCCCTGACTATCCGGCGGGAAGCGGCGCTTGAGGCTATGTTTATCAGTCGCGGTATTCCGTATGAGCCTAAGTGGCGATTTACTGTCGAGAATGTTGTCGAAATTCTAGCCATCGGCCTGATCGGCGCCGGAAACAAAATCACCCGCGAGGAAGTGGGTGAGCTGGTTTTCGAGACTGGTCTATCAACGGCCATGGAAACGGCGTCTGATTATCTGACTATCATCTTCGGGCCGCAACCTGAGGAAGTCAATGAGAAATCCGATGGTGGCGAGGGAAACTGAGCTGGGCCGATCTCGTAAAGCAGGCGTATAAATCCGCCCGTGACTGGGGAATTCAGCCAAGTGAGTTTTGGGAAATGTCTACGACTGAATTCTGGTGGGAATTTGACTCCAGACTCAAGACGCAGAAAAACCTGAAAAACACTAACTCCCCCGCGGGAACTTTTACCGAAGCTGAGTGGGATGCGGCCCGCAAAAAGTTCAGAGAGATGGAAAATGGCAGGTAAGCTGACGGGACTTCACGCTAAACTTACTGGGGACTCCACGAGTTTTGTCCGCGCCACAACTCTCGCGGCCATGGCTTTGCGGAAGCAGGAAGAGCAGGCGAAAAAGGCCAAGCAGGCGCAGGACGCCCTTGCGGCCAGCGGCGTTGGGTTGAGTAAAGAATTCCACAGACTCAAGATGGAAACGGATAACGCCTACGCTGGCATGGTCCGTTATAACAACGCAGCTGAAGTTGCCCGCAAAGTCGCGGTGCAGCAGAAGTGGTCGCAAGAACAACTCGGCACAGAATTGCAACGTCTAGCCGTTCATTACGGCGTGGCGGAGCAAGCTGGTTTTAATATGAGTGAGCAAGTCCGAGCCGGGCGTTTTCACACGGCCAACTTGGCGGCGCAGTTTAACGATATTGGCGTGATGATGGCGAGTGGGCAATCTCCCTTCATCATGGCAATTCAGCAAGGCACACAGGTCAGCCAGGTCTTGAACGATATGGGCGGGGGAGCTAAGGCCACCGGCAAGGCCCTGTTAACTGCGTTTACCAGCATTATTTCTCCGGTCTCGCTCATCACTATTGGCTTGATGAGGCGGCCGGTGCCGGGAAAAAGACACTCAGTCTTGATAAGGCCGTTGACGCACTGGGTGACTCTATCGCCCTTTACTCCGGTTACGCGAAAACGGCCCAGGAAGATACGAAAACACTCGTTGAGGAATTCGGCCGCTACGCGCTGGAGGTGCAGAACCTTTCACTCTGGATGAGTAATGTGGCGCTGGCTAAGGCATACGCTGACGCCACGGCCGCGGTTGCACCACTGCAGACTAGCCTGTCTGGAGTAAGTGAGTTAATCGCGTCCATCGTTACTACTCAGACGCAGTTGAACGAGTTGTCAAAATCAGAGGCCATGTCACGCGATATGGCCAAAGGGCGCCTGATTGAGTATAATGACAGGCTGGCTGAAACGGCAGTTGGTCTGGGCCTTTCCGTTGAACAAGTTACGGAACTTTCCCGCTTGATGGGGGCGCTGAAGAATGAGGATATGTCCCTTCCGCAGATGCGGGATGCGGTTTCCGCTATTCTAGCTTATTTTCAAGCCATCGTTCCTGAGGGTGAGAAGCTTCCGCAACAGTTTCAAGAGGTTGTGATCCAGCTTGAGGCGGTGCTGAGGAAGCTTTCGGCGGCCACAAAACAGGCAGATGCTCTGTCAAAGGCCGCGCCGAAAGAAGGCTGGATGACTGCCGCTATCAGTGGGACGGATGCGCTGATTGCCAGGCTCGACAAGGCAATAACCAGAGCCGATTATCTCCGCCAGCAAAACCTGGAGGAAATCTCCAAAGACCCCGATGAACGCGGTTCGCAAAGAACAACCGTTGCCGGTGCGAATACTCGTATGCCCGATCAGCCTTGGCTTGACAAGGACAAGAAAACAGGCGGTGGTGGTGGAGCTAAAACCAACCCACTGGAAAACGAACTTGAACAACTTCAAAACTCCTTGCTCTCTAAAGAGCAACTGGAGATGGAAAGTTACGCCCGGCGGCAGGAATTGCTCAAAAACGCGCTAGATCAAAAGATGATTACTCAGGAAGATTACGCTCGGATGATGGAGCAGGTCGACAAGACGCACCAGTTCGCCATGCTGCAATCTACCAACGATGGGGTAAGCGCCACGCTGTCGGCACTTGGTAGCTTGTTTCAGGGGTCGAAAAAGATCGGGGCGGCGGTCGCTATAGCTAACTCATGGATCGCTTTTACAGAAGTCCTGAAAGACCCGTCATATGTAGGGCGACCTGGGGCGCGATTTACTGCGGCGGCCGCAGCACTGAGCTCTGGTTTTAACGCGGTTAGGAATATTAAATCAGCGCAGCCCGGCGGTAGTGCTTCTGGCGGAACCGGCGGCGGTAGTGCTGGTGCAGGCGGTGCGGCGGCCCCGCAAACTTCGTCTCAAGTTGCACTGCAACTCGTCGGCGGTGATATGTTCAGCCGCGATCAGGTCTTGAAGCTCATCAACGCAATCAATCAGGCGACCTCTGATGGCGCCCGTATCCTACTGAAGTGAGGGAACAAAAATGCCAGATCTTAAAATCTCCGCGCTACCGTCAATCTCTGGCGCGGACCTCGCAACAAATGATCTGATCCCCGTTGTGGACGTTTCGGCTCCCACGGCGACAAAACGGGTGACGAGGACTGAATTCTTCCAGAACGTGCCGTTGTTGCATATCTCGAGCGCCGGACCGAATTTGCGGTTTATTGAGACTGATGGTGGGTCTGGTTTTGAAACCACTTTCATGATCCGAAACGCCAACACGCTTAGTGTCCAGACTTATACAGGCGAAACAGCAGTCTCTACTGACACACAAATGGTCTTTGATGCCACCGGCGCCATTACTCATACGTGGAGGATCAGCAACTCTGAAAAACTCCGCGTGCATACCAACGGTTTCCTGGGCGTAAACACCGCGGCGCCTCAGGTTCAGCTTCACGTTGTTGGTGACACGCTACTCCGTGGGATGGTCTACACGGATCAGCAGGCCCCCGCGGTTGTTACTGGAACAGCCACACTTACCCCGGCGCAGCTGATGGTCAACATCATCAACTACACAGGCGCCGCTGGCACTCTCACTCTCCCCACGGCCGTCGATATGATTGCAGCGCTGCCAACCGGCTTGCAGAACCTTTCCTCATTTGATTTCTCAATCATCAACACAGGATCAGGCAGCGCGACTATCGCCTCCAGCACCGGTTTCACGCAACTTGGCTCATTGGTTATTGCGGCCGGAACTTCTGGTTGGTTCCGGCTCAGAAAATCGACCTCCACGGGTTGTATCCTCTACAGGATTGGATAAGAGGTAGCGCCATGACAGTCATTTTCGGAACTGGCTACCCTGCACCTGCGCCAACTCCTGGCTTCGTTCAGCAGGAGGATAACTTTTACCTTTTGCAGGAAGATAACAGCAAACTCATCATCGAGCAGCTGGAGTCGAAGGACTTACCGGCAACTCATGCTCGGATCGCTCACGCAAGGAACTGGCTTTCCGGCGGGACTGTGACTGCCTCGACTACAGCGGCGGGTTACTTCGCTAATGCCCCTATGAATACGCTGACGTATGAGAAGTGGAAGCCGAACGCACTTGCCGCGACCTGGCAATACACCCACACGTCTGCAGTCTATTGCGATTACTGCTGCATTGGCGCTCACACCATGGGGACAAGCGGAAACAGCCTGCAGGTCCAATACTACGATGGAGGCTGGCGCGATATTATCGGAACGGTCGCCATCACTGACAACAGTGATATTTTTGTGATCTTCAACAAGCTGGAGCACAGCCGCTGGCGGATACGGGTCTCCGGTGGAAGCGCTCCGGAGATTGGAGTGATAAAATTCGGCGCCGCCTTGCAGATGGAGCGGCCGATTTTCGGCGGCCACGCTCCGATCACCCTCGCCCGCAAAACAGTCCTCAAGACGAACGAAAGCGAAACGGGAGAGTTCCTGGGCATCTCAAAGTGGAGTTCGTATCTCGAAACGTCCTACGCATGGCAGAACCTGACCGCTACTTGGATCAGACAAAACTGGCCAGACCTGCAACGGGCGGTAGAGACTGACGCATTCTTCATCGCATGGCGCCCGCAGACTTATGGTGAGGTAGGGTTCGGGCGGGCAGCCGCTGTGCCGATCCCAGCCAACTCCGGTGTTCGAGATTTGATGAATGTGGAAATGCAATTGAAGGCGCGCAGCTATGACTGAAACCACTGTCGGCCGGGAGCCTATTCAGATTGTAGAACTGCGGCAGGCGTTCTGTTCCAGAACCTATGGGGTTGCCCCCTGCACGGCGAGTGGTCCGGCGGCCGCAAAATGCTTTAATACTCGTTCCACTTGCCAAGATACGGCAAACTATCTTGCAGGGACTCCGCTGTCGCTATTTTTCTCACGTGGGCGAGTGGCGGAACAAGTCATTCCAGGAACGCCCTATATCATTCCGTCACTGGTAGGTGTTTCTACCTCACCCACGAAAATAAACCTCGCGGGAGCAAGTGCGGACGCATCTGGGCTGGGCAACCTGGCGCTTTGCTCAGTCACGTTTCAGGACCACATTCATACTGATAGAGTCGTTGATCCGTATGTTGAGGGCCGCGGCAATTCACCACTAGAGCTCGGCACGTTCTGGACCAAGTGGCTAGCTCGGAACCGTTATCGGCAGAATTTTGAGTTCATCCTTTACGAAGGATACGCTGGGCAGACGCTGGCGCAAATGTCGAAAAAGACATACTTCCTCGACAGCGTGCAAGGACCGACTGATGGCGGGCGGATTGTCATGCAGGGGAAAGACGTTCTTGCGCGGCTTGCGGAGCGCAAGGCGCAGGCCCCCATTGCATCATCTGGCGTGCTTTACGCGAATATCACCGCTGATCAGACTTCGTTTGAGGTTACTCGTGGGTTGATTTCGGAATACCCGGCGAGTGGAACTCTGCGGATTGACAACGAGGTTATGACATACACGTCCGTGGCAGTTTCCACTAACGGTATCATGTTCAACGGGGTTGTCCGGGGGACGGATAGGACGGTCGCGGCAACTCACAATTTTGACGCCACTGTGCAGAACTGTTTGCGGATCACGGACATGAGTATCGACGCCGTGCTGCAACTTTTCCTCAATACCTACGGCGGCATCCCGCTCTCGTATCTTGATCTGGCCGGATGGGCTGCTGAGGTTTCGACTTATCTTTCCTTCTGGCGCCTGACCTCACTAATCACAGTTCCCACGGCGGTTACAGAACTGGTAAGTGATATTCAGGAACAAACGCTGGTGAATTGCTGGTGGGATGAGCGGCTCACCTTGGTTAAGCTGAAGGCTGTGCGAGGTGTTGACGCGGAGCCGCCCCTCATCTCAGCCGAGAACAACATCATAGCGGGCAGCTTTACGCTGACGGAAAAGCCCGCCGAACGGGTTTCTCAGGTTTGGGTATGCTACAGCCAACGAGACCGGACTCGGGGGAAAACCGAAGCCGCGAACTACGCATCCACCTTCATCATAGCAAACCCTGTGGAGGAAGCTCTTTATGGCGAGCCGTCGATCCGGAAGATTTACGCAAATTTCCTCGAGTCAGAAGCACTGGCCGGAACGGTTGCCTCGAAGATCGTCACGCGCTATATTCACACGCCCTCGGAGGTGCAATTCCGGCTGGATGCGAAAGATCGTATTTACGGGGTAGGTGATACTGTAAAAATCAGTCATCCAAATGACGTAGACTCGTTTGGAAACCGCCGAATTCGCCAGTGGCTCATTATCTCTGCCGAGGAAGTTGAGCCGGGCGAAACTATTCAATACATCGCTGAGGACACGACACTCTACGGCCAAATCTTCTACATCATGCCCGCCGGGTCTGCGGATTACCCTGGCCCCACAGCAAAACCATTCAAAAATCTCTATATCGGAAATGCGGCGGGACTGCTTTCTGATGGCACAACTTGCGGGAGGATCGCATGACAGCTTACGTTCCAATTCCTAACGGGGATATTGATCAGGATAGCCCGGTCACTCAGCCCTTGATGACCGCCTTGCGCGATAACCTACTGGCCACGGCAGAGGGATCGCCGGGGGCTCCGAAAATCGCGAAAAATGTGAGTCTCGGCTCAGGGGCTACGGTGACGTTTACCGGCCTCGATGCATTTTCCGGCCTTGTTGCTGATATGATTATAGTAGGCAACACGTCAGGTCTAAGTGGCGGTTTGGAAATTTCAGTCAGTGATAATGGAACCACTTTCTACGGAACTATTCCGTCCGTATTCCAAGCGGACACAACTGACTGGACCGGCCATGGCAAATTTTGGCTGAACTTCGCTACCGGCAATTATGGTTTAATGAGATGGCAGAGTACTGCAACTGCTGTAAGAAGCTCTACCGGAACCATTACCGGGGCGTCTCTCAATATCGTGGCTATTCGATTTACCTGCACCGGGACCGGCGGGAGCGTTCATGTTTCACTCGAACCAAATGGAGGTGTGCTGTGAGCGATGTAACTGTTGATATTACTACGGGCGAAACTATCATCATCGAGCGGGAGGTAACGGAAGAAGAAAAGCTGGAACTCATCCGCTCCGAAATGGAATGCACTCCAGCGCAAATGCGGATCACCCTACTCCGGCTCGGAATGCTGGAAAAGATCGAGGCCATTGCCTACTCAGACCCAGAGGCCGCGATTTATTGGGAATACGCTCTGCGGTTTGAGCGGAATTCGCCCTACATCAAAAAGCTACTGACTGGCACAGACTTGACAGAAGCTGACGTAGACAACCTGTTTCTCGCAGCGATGCAGGTATAAAAATAGCCGGGCAGTCATTTGCCCGGCCACATAATCCCCTCGGGGATGGTTGCTGAACCTAATTCAGCTTTCTCTTATCTGGAAACTCAGGCGGGCTCATCGGGTCCGCCTCTTTTTCTGGCGGGCTGAGAATAACCAACACGCTTTCAAAAACATGCTGCAGTGCCTTTTCTATATCAACCGGAGAGAGGAAACCGGCCTGCGCTGATTGGGCTGCTATGCCGGTATACAGACCGTTGAGGAAACATGCTGGACACACCCCATCGAGTTTGAAATAAGCCTGCATTGCTTCGGCTACTACCTGCCCTACATTCAATCCCTTGACGAACGCTTTTTCATGTTCACTCATTGTCCCGCCCTTTTCCCTAGTGGCCTGTAAGCGACGCCGCCCGGCAGAAGCAGCTTCTCTATCATCTTCCCTTTTTCCATCAGGTCGATTGTATTCTGCACGTTGTGAACCGGAACTCGTTCTTGAAGGAACTGAATAACACGGTGGAGCATGATCGGTTTCTGCTCTTTAGCGTAAAGCGTGAACAGATAATACCACGCCTCTTCCATGACTTTTCCTGTCCCGCCCTGTGCCATGGCTTTGAAAATGTCTGGCATGATTGCTTCTGCCTCCAGCATCCAGCCCAGGGCGCGGTTGTAGTCATCCTCGCGGATAAGCAATTCGTCAGAACGGCTCATCGAGGCCACGATACAAAGCTTGAGCAGGTGGACCGTTCGGCGGATAGTGTAGCTGATCAATTTCGGGTGTTCCGGTTTCGGCTCCCCTCCCGACATATGGAACCGATCTACGAGGGTTGCCGCTTCTGCCGTAAATTTGATCTCCCCATAGATGTTGCCGATCCGTTCGAGTTGCTTTTTCAGCATTTCTTCTTCTTCTCCATCTACCGTCGTGTCGGAAAAGAGGGAGCGAATTTGCCGTTCGGCTGTGAAAACGAGGGTGGTTCTGGACATGAAGCCCTGATCCCAAGCACCCTCTGGCAGGGTCTGCATGAGGTAAGCCGGGGTGCAGGCCGCCAGCATGTTGAGTTGCGTATGCTCGATCTTGTGTTCGATCTTGTTTGTCCTCCGCTTTTCTGAATAGTCCTTGCAGTCCCAGAGGTCCGTCAAGACGTTCATGAACTCATTGTCGTAGGCGGGGATCAACACGCCTAACTCGTTGATGCAGAGAAGGAGCGAGTTGAAATGCTCCACCGGGTTTTCCGGCGAGTGCGTGATCCACCGCCGATTTGCCGCGGCAAGCTCATCAATCAATGACGCCTTAGTCACTGAGGTTGAGGCCACAAAATGATCCTCCATCCCCTTCCAGAATGAACGGACTCGCCATGTGATTTCCGTTTTACCAACTCCCGGCGGCGCCACGAGGATGACGTAGAGATTGGGATACAGGTTTGAACCCAGTGTTCTGACCCACACCTTACGCTCCAGTGCTCCAGCGACAGCCGCAATCGCTCCCCACTTGCGGAAAATGGGCGGGGAGCTGATATTCTCGGTGAACGAAAAGAAGCTGTCTATGAAGTCTGGCCGCTCGCCAGATAGTCGCGGAGTCGTCTTTTTGGTGAAGGCCGATCCCGGTCCTCTTTGCCTGTCCATTTTTTGAGTCCGTATTTGTTGTTGTCATCCGCGTAGCCCCAATTCCAGCCGCCTGCGGCATCGAGAGGAACCGTGAAAGGGCGACCACCTTTCAGTTCGATAGTCACCTGCATTGTTTTTAAGATCTCAGGAACAAGGTGTTCTGCTTCGCGGAAGGGGAGTTGAAAGAGGATGGAGTCATGGACTTGGTTGAGGAGTTGCACCTGAGGAAACTTGCGCCAGATTTGCAACAGGCCTCGGTCAATCTGCTCCCCGGTCATGGACTGCGGGCAATATGCGATTGCCTTGCGCCAGGTGCTGGCATCATTGCCACGGCCGAAAAACATCCTGCGTCTGCCGAACAGGGTAGTAAGAGTGCCATGGGCTTGGATTTCATTGATAGTGTAATTGTGCCATGCCTTGATTGCCGGGAACTGTGCGAAGTATCGGGATTGGAAGTCCTCGATGATCTTCGTCGGAACATGAGCGTGCTTTGCCATAGTCCGCGGGGTGCCGTAGTAGTTGGTCCCGTGGCCGAGTTTCTTGGCAAGCTGCCGGTAGCTGTCTTGGCCGTGAGCAATAAGACCGTCGCAGAATTTCTTCCACTTCTTCTGATCCTCTGGCCACAGCAATTCCGGCCACGTCATACGGCAGACTGACGTGTGAAGATCGCCGGACTCACAGGCGTTCAGGAAGGCGGATGCGAAATCAGTTCCTTCTGGCCCATTCCACCGATCAAGCTCGAGTAGGCGGGCAATCTGCTTAGAGTCGTAGTCCGCGAACAAGGTATGGCAGATCGCGCCGACGTTTCTGCCATCTGCTTGCTCAAGGTCCACGTTGACCATATACATACCAGGGTCGGCCGTGAAAGGATAACGGAGCTTCCGGTTCACATTTTGCAGGTTGGTTCCTGTGCCAAATTCCGACATGGATGAGGCGAGACGGCCAGTGTTCGTTCCCGCAATGTTGTAGGTCGTGCGGATACGCTGGTCCTTGTCGATCTCGGTTTTGAGAAAGCCAAGCTGCTTGTGAATGTCCCGCATGGCGAGAATGAAACGGGCCAGCGGGCGGGCATAGAGGTAAATGTCGAAATACTCAAGTGCCTCGCGATTGACCGTGGCCGCGAACACGCCCTGAGAATTCCGCTTCTTCACCTCTTTCAGCCCTAAGATGCCGTAGAACAGGTTCTTAAGCTGCACGGGGGACCGCCAGTTCATTGGGGCTCCGAACACTTCTTGCATGATCCGCTGGAATTTTTTGTCCAGCTCATTCAAGTCCTGCTCCAAAGAGGTGATGGTAACTTGCCGCGCCTCTTCGTCGATCAAGGTGCCGCGCAGGGACATTTCCATGATCGGGGCGAGTTTGGAGAGCGCCGTGTTATAAGTCCGGCGGACGTTCTCCGGTTCCGTCTCAAGCTGCTTGATTAAGACGTTGTATACCTCAGCCGTAACGCAAACATCGAGGCCGTTGTAAATCCAAGCCGCTTCCTGATACGGTAGACTCAACATGGTCTTTTCGTCAAGTGACGAGGTGTCAAATACTTTCATGGATTTACATACCTCACCGGGATACCGTGCCGCTCGGCCATTTCAATTTCATGCGCGACGCCCCGAGACTCCTCAAAGCCCGGAATGCGCAGGACGTGGACCTCATCACAAGCGAGGAGTATTCTGTCATTGAAGTCCTGCCAATACTCGAAAGCTATAGGCAGGTTGTGGAAAAGGTGGAATTGATGGCCATAGGCGATGGGCGAAAAACACTGGCGGCCACGGCACATCAGTGATCCGGCGTAGGCCGCGGCAAGCTGAAAACGCCGAACCAGCACGGCCACATCCTCATGGGTGTAGGGTGATGCGATGTAGATCATCTCACCCTCGCCAGCAATTCGTCAGCAACTCCGCTGGCGTAAAAGGTCATGCCTGGCATCTGTATCTCGGCAATGGGTGACTCAAACCGCCGAATTACGCCTCCGTCGCTGATGCAAACGAAGTAGTTGCCCAGATCACGGATGGACAAGATTTGACTCGAGTTAAGTCGGTAAGCCTCCAAGATGGTGTCCTCCGACTTGTGTAGGCTCGCCATAACGGTGATGTATGTCATTCGTCTGCCTGCTTTAAGGTTGTGTGGTCAGTTCGCATGAATTTCCATGAGGGCTCGTCTGTGTAAATGGACCCGAGAAAGCCGAGTCCTTTTTCCAGCTCTGGCTGCATGGAATGGTGGAGGAGCATTGTGCAACCCAAAAATCTCGGGGTGGGTATACCCGCGGTGCGCCAGAAATACTGCATGTCGTATGAGAAATTCTGACCTACCATGAAGTGATTTGTGTTCAGGTGCCGCACCCATTTCCATGCCTCACGTTCTTCCTCGTGAGTCCGCCAGTAGTTTCCGTCCTTCCGCGTTCGGTCCCAGAATGGAATGACGATGCAGTGTTTGCCATCGGCTGTGCCGTAGCCAACCTCGGTTATCGTGCGATCCTTAGTCTCAGTATCGCAGGAAAGGAACGGCTGGTCTTTCAGGAATTGGTGGTAGAAATCTTCAATATCCTGCAGTGATGGCTCCATGTAAATGAAGCGTTGGGGGCGCCGGAGGTCTTTGAAAGTCATCTCACGGGCGGCTTTTGAAATATCCGCGAGCATGATAATGCGGATTTCCCACTGCTTTAAGACGGAGGCCGGAGACCAGGTTGGAATGACTTTCCAGTTCCCGTCATGGGAGGGAAGCGGACTGCCCCGATACTTTTTGATGCCCGATTTTTTGCAGACTGCCCAAAGAGCGTAGTTGCCGAGGGCGATAATCACATTTGGCCGCACGGTTTCGATCTCGTGGTAAAGCCGGTCAATCTCAGGCTGGTATTGTTTGTGAACATACTTGCCAGAGGCGACGGGCCGGTAGCCTGGGATGGCATCGGCCTTGCCGGTCAGAAGGGAGTCAAGCCTATTTCCTTTAGGCCGGAAATTAAAGACGTTGGTGAAGTAGCAGTCTGTGCTGGGGATGCCCGCCTGCTTGAGGATGCCGTAGAGGATAGAACCGGCGGGGCCCGCAAACGCCTCGCCCTTACGTTCTTCTTCCTCACCGAGGGCTTCCCCGATTATCATAACTGGTTTGTGCATTTCCTACCTTCCGCAGTTAGGTATGGCGCAATCACTTAATGATAAAGCCATACCGAGCTAGAGTCAAGCGTTATTTACAGCCCAAGGTTTTGTCTTGCGCTTTCTGCGTAATCTGCGGAGAGTTCCAAGCCGGTGGACCAGTTCGCGCCGAGTGCTTCTGCGGCCTTGACTGCGTTGCCGCTCCCACAAGTCGGGTCGAGGAGTAGCGTTGACTCATCCACGACCATGCGGAAGAAATGCTCGAGAACTGGCATAGGCTTTTCGCTCATGTGGTAGGTTTTCGTGGTCACGGCCGCGATTGAGTTCGCCACGGCCTTGACTACTTTACGGTCCCCACGCGAGCAAAAGAGTGCGGTTTCATACGTCCGCCGAGGTCCGCGCTGTGCATCGGGAAGGATACCGGAATTGTCTGACCGATGCCAGATCAACGGAAAGTCATCCACGCGCCAACCGGCGGCACGTAGTTTCTCTACGGTAGGGACGTAGAATTTCATGCTGAACCAGAAGATCATGTGGGCCGAGCGGGCGACGAAGTTTTCCTGCCGGGCGAGGAACGTGTCGAGCAAGTCCCAGTAAATGTCTGGCGTGTCCTCATAACCGCCGAATGACTTCGCTCCCGACATGCCTGTGGTATCACCAGCGTTGATGCCGTAGGGGAAATCACAGTGGATGAGGTTGTAGGGAGTTTCCATGACGGTCTTGGACCAGTCGAGGAAGTTGGTATTGATGATCTCAGCGTAGCGGGAAGATGGCGCGGCTTCCTGCTCCTCCATCATCTGGGACAGTGCTTCGGGAGTAAGCTGCTCACCAGTGATTGACTGGACCGGCTGGGGTGTCGGTGCCTCGTTCTTCAGTTCCCGCAAAACAGCGGTCTTACGGCGCTCGAGCATCCGGGTGGCGAAATTGGCTGCTGTGGTGAGTTTCGGCGCGTCAAGCACCTCCTTAACCCCGTCATCCATCGCCTTTTTGACAAGGAGGTGTTTTGCTACATTGGCTTGCGACATGCCCAATTCCACCGCCGTTGCGTCTTGGGACCATTGCTGGCCTTCCCGTGTGGCCTTTTGCGCCCGCAATTCGTGGAAACGGGAAACAGCGTTGACGTGATCTTGCCAGTCCAAATCAAGCCGCCGAATGTTTTCCTCGAGCTCAATGATGTGAAGCTGCTCCTCATCGAGTTCATCAACATACTGCACGGCGATCATGTCGAAGGCCAGGTGCTGGTGTGCGGTCAGTCGGCGCTCCCCGGCGACGAGGACATTCTCTCGCGTAACGACAATGGGGTTGATCAGGCCATTATCTGCAATGGACTTTGCGAGTTCCTCAATCCCCTCGAGTTCCCGCCGCTGCCGGTTTTCCCGATCAACGATGATCGAGGCTACTGGAATGTAATCGAAATTCCCACTGGTCATTTTTCTGTCTCCGGGAGAGGGTAGCGGTTGGCAAGTTGGTTGAGGGTCAGGCCAAGGTCGGTGGGCTGGAGTTCGATTACAGGCCCCACAAGGCTGTGAAGTTTGTTCAGCCTTCCTACCGGATGATCTGCGGACATTTGCGGCCAGATTTGTCCGCCGCGCATGTGGTAGTAGAAGTATTTCATGCTCCCGCCTCCTCAGCGCATTCCCCGGCCAATGCGGAATAACCGGCTGCATCGGTGTAGGTGTCAGGCTTGACTACCCCGTTAAAGGTGCGGGAGATTTTCTGCAGCACGTTCAACCACGCAATATCTTCAGCTGTGAGATTGAAGGACAGCGGGTCAATTATCTCGCCAGCGTATTTGGCGTAGATGTAAGCCGAGAACAGGATTGCGGTTGCAGTCAGGTTGTCGATCGGCTTACCATACTGCTCATCACGTTCACCGGAAACTAGACCTATAGCGTCAGCGAGGAAGGTGACGCGACGAGGGTAGTTATCGTAGGTGTCGTTAGTTGTATCGGTCATTCTCTAGCTCCAAAATGAGAAAAAGGGCGGCAACCGCAGCTGCCGCCCCTCAGTTCAGTCCTTAGACCTGAGCAGTCCGGCCGACTTCCGCGTAGATGATCTCAGGATCGTTCGGGTCGGGGCGGTGGGTCAGCTCGCCAAGGAACTGCTGACCGACTGAGGCGGCAAGGGCCTCATTCATCGGCAGGCTGTCATCGACGCCGCAATGATCGAGGAAGCGGCGCAGGTTGAACATCGAGCGTTCGAAGGCCGCTTTATCGTCGGGGTTGTTCGAGAACAAGAACGTCTTGCGGTTCTGGGCGCCCTGGACGTTGCCGTAGTTGGCCAGATCATCCTGATCCACGTCTTCATGCGGAGCCGCGCAGGTCAGTTGGAACGTGACACGCTCGAAGGTGCCGCCGGTTTTCGAGGACTCGAATTCGTCAATTTCGGGATGCTTCGAGACTTGCCAGATGTAATGGCCGATCGGCAGGACGGGCGGGCGCTTGATTTCTTCGAGTTTGCGGTCGAGTGCAGCAGAGAATTTCATCGTCGTTTTCCTTGCGTGTGTTGAGGTTTTTGCCTTCTTTCAGGCTGTCAATTCTGCTCCTTGAGCACTTTGAAGATTTGCTGAAGGCCGTCAGAAATATCATACTCAGCTTCGATCTTCATCGGGGCTGGGTTTTTCAGGTCGATCATGCCCGTGGGGAGGGTCTTGATCTTGCGCTTGACTTGCTTGCCGCTGCCGGAAGTTTCGGAGAGCAACATAGTGTTGAAGAAGCGCGGAATTTTAGGGCCTAGGGCTTTGCCGATGGAGGAGGCATAGCCTTTAGTCAGGCCGTTCGAGTCAACCATTTCGACGTGGGAAATGATGACTACGTTCGTCTCGAAAGAGTCCGAGGTCACGTTGGCGATCAAATCCTCGATCAGGTCTTGGGCTGTCTTATACCACTGTCGGGGGTCTTTGGACATGGGGTTGGCTGCGCGAGCCCATTGAAAAGCGGCCCGGCCGAGATTGGTGAGGGAGTCGATGACGAGGACTTTTTTTTGTCCCCATTTTGCGGGGTCGGAGCCGTCGGGCCACTTCTCCAGCA